AGTCCGGGTCAGTCTCTGCGACCAATCCCAGCTTTACCGGCGCTTGCATCCTTGAGAATCACCAGCCGATTAACGGATCGGTTGGCGAGGTCGCAACGGTGTCGGTGACGTTCCAGGGTAATGGCACGCTGGCGCGAGCAACGTCCTGATGAGCGAGGAGCGCGTCACCATAAGCGACGGGCGCGAATTCGTTTTGCGCCCGATGAACACGAAGCAGTTCTTCACCTACGCCTCGCTGCCGGAAACGGACGTGGGCACGGTGTGGCCGTTTCTCGCGAGTCTCGCCGACCCGGCATTGACGCGCGAGGAGGTCGAGGCGCTGCCGTGGACTGATACGCGCAAGATCGTCGAGGCGACTCTACGCGTGAACGCGATGACCAACGACGAGGCGGAAACGCTGGGAAAGGACTAACTCCCGCGCGCCGGCTGTTTCTGCACCTGTGTCTTGAGGTCGGAAAGACACAAGCGGAAATGTCCCAGTTGCTGAGCGCTCGCGATCTTGTCGAATGGGAGATGTTCTTCCGGTGGCGCGCGGCAGAGCAGGAACGGCTACAGTCAGAAGCGCGCACGCGAGCGGCAGCCAGTAACGCAAGACAGCGGATCATCTGATGGCAAAGGCAGTCGGGTCGGTAGAGGTCCATGTTGGCGCGAAGGTAGATGCGCTGCAGAAAGAGTTGCTGAAAGCTCGCGGCGATTTAGAGAAATTCTCCGCATCTACAAAGCGCGAGATGACGAAATCATCTGAGTCGTCGCGGTCATTCGTCAAGGCGATAGGCGGTATCAAGATTGCCGCTGCGGCAGCAACTGCCGCCATCGGCGCAATGCTGGTGCGGTCTGCCGGGCTCGGGGATCAAATTGCCAAAACGTCGCGCGCGCTTGGCGTCGGATCAGACCAGTACCAAGCGTGGGGCAAGTCGGCAAACCTCGCAGGCGTCGATCAATCCGTGTTCGATCGAGGGCTGGCGCGGCTCAACCGAGCAATCGGCGATGCCAATCGCGGGCTCAAAACATACGTCGACGCATTTGCGCGCGTAGGGATTGCTACCCGCAATGCAGACGGCAGCGCAAAAGACGCGCAATCGGTGTTCCTGGAGTTGGCCGACAAGCTCAAGGGCATCAAAAATGAATCTGATCGCGCAGCCATAAGCGCCGAATTGCTTGTCGATCAGACCGGCCGCATGGCCGAATTCATGCGCGCGGGTTCCGTCGAAATTACGTCTATGTCAGACGAGATGAGGCGGCTCGGGCTGATCATTGACAAGGACACACTAACGGCGCTCGAAAAGGCGGCCGATGAATTAGATATAATTTTGACGCGGGCTAATGTTGCATCGGCAACGATTGCAGCAGTGTTTGTCCCGGCTTTAAGCGCAATGAATCGGGCGGCCGAGGCGGCGTCGAGTAGTCTGCTCGACTTGCAAAATGGCATGAGGAATATCGCGGAATCGTTCGCAGCAGCGGAAAACCCTGTCCGCACGTTGGATGATGAGATCGCAAACCTCAACGCAACAATCTCCGGGCTTTCGTCAATTCCAAAAGACATCATCACGACTCGGCAACTGCAGACGCTGATACAGGCGCGCCGGAAGCTGGCGAAACTGCAAGAAATTGCTGCGGATTTCCAGACGCCGGAGCCTGCTGCGACCGCGCCACCTACCGTAGACCGGACGCTTCAATCAGAGCGCTCACGCTCACGTTCCGATCGACTGCGCGGCATTTTCGACAAGCGCACCGAGGCGAATAAGGCGACAATTGATGAGTCGGTACAGATATCCGGACCCTCCACAGCCATTGGCAAACTGTCAGAGCGTGGCGGGCGTGCAGGGTTTAAATCAGACATTGACGAGATGGCGGAACAGGCGCGCGAGTCGTTCTCGACGTCCATCGCAGACGGGCTCGTGACCGGCATCACGCAGGGCGGCACCGCTATGAAACAGGCTTTCACGAGCCTACTTACGGACCTCGCATCGCAGGCGCTGTCATCGACGTTCGCGTCCATGATCGGCAGCCTGTTCCCCGGCGCTGGTGGCGGGGGTATCGGGGGCGGTATCGGCGGACTGTTCGCAGGTGGTGGTGCGGCTGCGGCTGCGCCCGGATTCGCCACCGGCGGACAATTCAGGGTCGGAGGCAGCGGCGGCGCGGATTCGCAGCTCGTTGCGTTCCGCGCGTCGCCTGACGAAACTGTGTCGATTCGTCGTCCGGACCAGATGGGTGGAGGCGGTCCAATCGTGATCAACAATGCGATGACGGTCAACGGGTCGCTGCGAGACGAAGAACGCGCGCAACTGCGCATCGAGCAGGACCGAAACAACCGCAGGCTCAAGGCGGAACTGATCGACCTTAACCGTCGGGGGCGCTTCGCGTGACAACGATCACGTTCCCCGCAGGGCTCGCGCCGACACGCGCGCGATTCGCGATGACGGCTCCAGCACGGATGCATGTCTCGCCATTCACGGGTGCAGTGCAGACTTCATCGCGCGGCGGCGACGCGTGGAAGTGCACGCTCGAATGGGACAACCTCACCGACGACTCGCTGCGGCGCGAGCTGCAGGCCACATTGATTCAGCTCGTCACCCTGGAAGATCGCGTGTCTATCTCACCGTACGGGCACAGCAACCGCGGCACGTACGGTGGAACTCCGGTCATCAAGGGCGCCAGCCAGACCGGCAAGTCGATCGCCATCGACGGCGCTACCACGGGCGTCACCGGATGGGCAAAGGCCGGTGACTTCGTGGAGATCAGCGGCCAGCTTGTGCAGGTCGTTGAGGATGCGGCATCGGACGGATTGGGCAACGTCACGCTACTCGTGCGCCCGTCGATCCGCACCGCTCCGGCTGACAACGACCCGGTGGATGTCACTACGCCGCTCGGGACATTCATGCTGGCATCGCCGGAGGTCGGCTGGAGCATTAGCTCGGGTCCGGCATTCTCGTCATTTTCGGTGTCATTTTCAGAGGATATCCTTGCGTGAGCCGCGATCTTTCGTCGGCAAATGCAACCGCCGTCGCTGCGGCGCACGTGCGCATGCTGATATTTGCCAAAATCGAACTGGACTCCGGGACGTTGTACTTGCACAACAGCATCGGCACGATCACGTGGGATTCCCAGGACTGGCTCGGCGTCGGCGATTTTGGCGGCGTGCAGGCGTGGGAGGAAGGCAGCGACATCAGCCCGTACGGGTTCTATGCAATCCTGTCGTTAATTGACTCCGGACTTGCTGCATCGGCGCTGTCTGAGGACATTAGCGGCCGCGACATTACTGTGTACGTTGGCACGCTCGATGATGACGGCGCACTGAATTCCGACCCCGACGTTGTGCTGGCCGGCCAAGTGGATGTACCTCAGATCGTGGCAGGCGCCGAAAACGCTATACGCCTGTCGTGCGAATCGCACATTGCGCGAGTGTCGCGCCCTAGTGGACTCGTTTACTCGCACGCCACGCAACAGCAACTGTTCGCCGGCGATATGGGTCTCGAATACGCCGAAAAGATGGTCGAGGCCGACATTCGGTGGGGCGGCAGGTCGAACGACTTCCGCGCAGGAAACGGCATCAATGCCGGGGTCGGCGCGATCAACATCGGCAACGTCGGCCTCGGCATCGGACCGCGGTTCGATTTCTGATGACCACCGACGCAAGCGTCCGCGCTGCCGTTCTCGCGGGCGGCTGGCCTCGCCCGTGGCAGTGGGGTCAGTCCGACTGCTGTCAATTCGTCCGGTTCTGCATCCGGCACATCCACGGCATCGACATCATGTCCGCCATCCCCGCATACCGCACCGAGACCGAGGCACTGATCCTGCTGTACCCATCGCTCGCTGATGTCGTATCGCGCGTCTTCGGCGATCCCGCCCAATCCCACGCGCCAGCGAGACCAGCTCTTGTGCGCGTTCCTGGAGCCGATGACGACGTGCTCGCACTGACGTACTCCGGCGGGGCGATCTGCCATTCCGATACCGGCCTGCGACGGATTCCGTTGGGGTTCGTCGTCTGCGAGTGGGAGGTCTGAATGGCAACGCTTGCTGCAGCGGCGATCATCGCCGCGGGGACTGTGGAGGCCGGAACGGCTGCCGCAATCGCTTTGACCATCGCGGCAGCAGTCGCCGATCTCGCGATCGCAGGAGGCACGGCAGCAGCGGCGCGTCGGAAAGCGAAGGAGAAGGCCCGAAACGCGCAACTGCAGAAGGACGTCACAGTCCGATCCGGGGTCGCGCCACGGCAGATCATCTACGGCCGCGCCCGCGTGTCCGGGCCGATCGTCTACGCGAACGTCACGACTACGGCGGGGACGTCCGACAATTCGTCGCTGTGGTTCATCATCCCGGTTGCGGGTCACGAAGTCGATGACATCGAGACGATCTGGCTGGACGGCGACGAGATCACTGCAGCGCAGATCAACTGGGGCACGGCGGCTGTCACAGGCGGCGACTACGCGGGGCATGTGCGCCTGTACCGAGCCCTAGGGACCGATTCGCAGACGGTCAACACTGCGCTCAATGCTGCTCTCTCCGGTCAGTGGACGACAAACCACCGGCTGCGAGGAATCGCGTACATCCTCCCTGAATTGATCCTGTCGAATCAGGCCGTAAAGGACAAGGTATGGGATCGCGGCGCGCCGGAGAACATTCGCGCGGTCGTGAAAGGCAAGAAGGTCTACGACCCGCGCCTAGACTCGACGTTCACCGGTTCGTGGGGCACAGGATCTGGATCGCACCGTGTGGCTACTCCGTCGACGTGGGAGTGGTCCGAGTGCCCGGCACTGTGCTGGGCCGACTACCTGCTCGACAGCCGTGTCGGACGATCGGTCCCGTCCACGGCCATCGACTACGACAGCGTTGCGACCGCCGCAGATATCTGTGATGCGACGGTGGCCATTCCGTTCGCTGGTTCAGAGCCGCGCTACACGTGCAACGGTATTCTGCTGTCGACGGATGGTCCTGCCGAGAACCTCGCCTCGATCCTCTCGTCGATGCTGGGCACCATGGCCTATGTCGGCGGGCAGTTCCGCGTGTGGGCTGGCGCCTATGTTTCCCCGTCCGAGACCATCGTCGCCGACGACATCGTCGGCAACGTTGCCGTATCGACCATGCAGCCACGCTCTGACAGATTTAATGAGGTGCGAGCCCGTATTGTTGATCCTGACCGCGAATGGCAGGAGGTGGAAGCGGGCATCCAGATCGCGTCGACCATCCGCTCCGATCGCGACAACGGCGAGGTGCTGATCAAGGAGATCAGCCTGCCGATGGTCAACACCGACACCCAAGCGCAGCGCATCTCCTGGAAGATGCTGCTCCAGGGCGATCAGCGCGCGCGGGCGGTGGTGCCGACGAATTGGACCGGGTTGCGGGTTGCGACGGGTGATGCGATATCGCTGACGCTCTCGGAGCTCGGGTATTCGGGCAAGGCATTCCGCTGTGCCGGCCTGGCGTACGACGAGGAGCGCGGCGTCGAGCTGCAGTTGCGCGAGGATTCGTCGGCGGCATGGGCGGACCCTGCTGATACCGACTACGTGGTGCGCGCGGAGACCGGTGCGCTGACGTTCTCCTTCCCTGCGACGCTTGCGCCAGCAGGACTCGCCGCAACGGGTGGTTCCGAAGAATTCCTCCTCACGTGGACAGCCGCCGCTGCACCGCTGGTTGACGGGTACAACGTCTATGCCAGCGCGACGTCGGAGTGGTCCGGTGCATCGCTGATCGGGACCACGAAGTCCACGTCATTCCGATACGCGGCCGCACCAGATACCACCCGATACTTCTGGGTGCGATCAACATTCGCCGGCCTCGATTCTCTGCGATCTCCGGACTCGGATACGTCGACTGTCTCGGCCACTGCGCGCCGCATCGGGTACCAGGACACCGAGTATTCACAGGGCTCGTTGTTCGACTCGCTGGCGGCAGAGTCGGTTGGCGCGTCGAAGACGTCGCTGCTCAATTGGGATATTGCCTTCGGGACAAACGGGTCGCTGGACGTCGAGAGCTCGTCATCCTCTCCATTCGGCGCCACAGTGTGCCGGTCCCGCGGCCCGGTCGATCTGCGGTCGAAGCGATCGGTCCCGTTCGCGCCCTCTGCCTGGTACAAGGTCACGGCGTACCTGCTGCAGTCGACGGCGTTCACCGGCAGCTGTTACTTCGGGGTCGTGGCCGAGGAGCATGACGGCGCCTTGGTGGACGCCAACGGGACTGCCACGACCTTTGCCGGCCACTACACGACTCGGCAGATTGCGGATGCGGACATTCCGACGGGTGTGTGGACTGAGTTCTCCGGCTACATCAACGGCGACGCTGCTACCGGTGCCACAGGCGCATCGATAGGCGGCTCGGCGCCAATATCGCATCCAACCGTGATGATCGACACAACTCGCCGCATGCGGCTGGTGGTGCGATTGGACAATGGATCATCGACCGCTGCGGAGCAGCTGCTGTTCGCTGGAATTTCGATTGAGCGCGTCGAGGCGCCATTCGCCACCGCTTCCGATGATCGGATATCGGCGGTGCAGGACGATTTGAACAACGCGCGGGTAGTAACGCATTCAGAGCCGCAATGGCAGACGTGGCGATCCGACTCGTCCGGAACGTACCCGTCCGGGGATCCAAGTGTCGTGCTTACTGCGCGCTTCTTCCGCGACGGCACCGAGATCGCGACCCAGCCGGTGACGTTCCGCCTCACCTCATCAAGCGGAGTGATCAATCGCACGACCGGCACAGCAACCGGAGAGACGACCAGCGTGTCTACGTCGGGAGACGGCACCGCGCAGGTGATGGTAGCGGTGACCCATACGGCCAGCAATCAGGTCGCGTACCTGCGCGCGCTGAGCGTGGATGAGGCGGTAGTCGTATCAGGCGGGGGGAGCATCAGCAAGTGAGGATCAGCACCGACGAGATCACCTTCCGCCCGCTGCGCCAGATCGACGTGGACCACGTGCGCGAGTGCTGCAGGGACTGGCCGCAACGTGATGGCACGCGCTGGACAACGGCAGCGGCGCGGATGGAAACGGACAGATGGGTGCAGCGGCACGAGGACGGCGTTGGCCACGCGTGGGTAGTCGAGGCACCAGACGGCACGGCCGTCGGTCTCGTCCTGCTGCGGATCACCGATCGCCGGCTGCACGACCTGTACGTTGCGGTGCATCCGGATCGACGCGGCGAGGGCTGGTATCGCGCCATCGACTCGCTGCTGTGGTCGCACTACATGGCTGGCGGCATTGTCGACACCGGCGAATGGGACGTGCTGCCCGACGCGGCGGCCGTGCAGGGCTACGCGCAGGCGCAGGGCTGGCGGTCGCGAGGCGAGCGAACCGGCACGACGGGCCTAACGATCGAGCGGGTAGAGGTCGACCGCGCTGTGCACGATCGCGCGAAGGCAGCTTCGCCCAGAATCGCAAAGTCGGTCACGATCGAGGGCTAATGATCCTCGCCATCACTTTTCGTCGCGCTCACAGCCGCACCCTCCCGATCACGCCCGCGAACCCCTGATGCCCGGCAGGCGCCACCACCATGTCCACACCCAGCCGCCCGCGCCCGATACCCACTCCGAGCAGCACCACCGGCTGCACGTCCCGCCGCCAGCCGAGCACGCCAGCGCCGACCATGGCCGAGGGCTGGATCCACCAGTCGTCGCGGAGCGCGCGGGTCTGAGCGCGGAACGTGTACCCACCGATCAGCCCCAGCCGGCAGTTGCTCGATTTCACGGCATCGCAGTGCGCGCACAGTCGCTCGGTGCTGGGGGGGCCACCCCCGCGCTCAATAGCAACGTGCCTGCGGTACGTATCGCCTGCTGCGATGACTCGCCGGCACTCTCCGCAGCGGTAATCCTTGCGGGCACGATGGGTCGTGTCGCTCAGGACCGTCCAGTCGTCGTCGCCGTAGTCGATCATGCACATCTCACACCACCCCTGAGCCATCCACTCCCGCCAGCGCCTCACGCGCTGCATCCATATCGATCGCCGCGAACGTGCACTCATCCTCGCACTGGACCGTTTCCCCGCAGCAGGGGCATCGAGCGAAGGACAGCGCGAATTGGATCAGGCGATCAATAGCGTCGCACGCAGGGCAATCCGGGTCGCGTGAGCCCGGCTGCGTCGGGTCCGGGCACAGGCCGTTATAGATGTGATCCATCATGCGTCCTCCGCGGGGTCGGTTGTCGTGTTCATCTCATCGTCTTTTGTGGCTGCTCTGCCCGCTCACAAGCCTCGACGTACTCATCCTCGATCAGCGCCATCTCCGATGCCTTGGCGACCCACGCTGCGCGTACCTGTTTGCGCAGGCGGTTGGGATGTCCATTAGATTAGAACGGGATGTCATCATCGATGTCGCCAGCAGGCTCCGGCGTGGCCGGCGCATTCCAGCCGCTCTGGGCTGGCTGCTCGCGCGGAACCTTCTCGTTACCGAGCGCAACGGACATGTACGCATTGCCGTACTTGTCGCGCCTGATCCAGGCGGACAGCCAGTGTTCCGTGCCATTTGGCAACGTGAAAGATCCGGTGTAGTCCGGGTGCTTGTCGGTATTTTTGCGAGAGTTCCTGAACAGGACGCCCCGGTTAACGTCGTCGTATCCAGTCATGCGAGTCTCCCATGTAATTCATTCAGTTCGCGCAGGAACTCCTGCACGGCCTCAGCTAGTTTCGCGATGTACTCGTCATCACGCGCGACGCGAGCCACGAACATCTGACGCTCGGGTGGCATTCGCGGATCAAAACTCACGAAATCCCACCAATCACGGCCAGTTACGTACATGCAGCCCTGCACCTGCGGTCGATGCTCCGGCGGCATCTTCCCGCTCAGAATCGTCTCGATGTGCGTCGTGGTATTCGGGCACTTGATTTCCAGCCCGCCATCGCCGCGCACAAGTCCATCTGGGGACGCACCAACGTCATCATTGAG